ACTTCTAACAGCAACGCGATGCATCAGGTCGCCAAGACTGCTGACCAACTGCAAGGCCCCCAAAACGATGATCAGAAGGCTCTTGTAGCTCAATACCTGCAAGATAAGGGCCGCGAAACCGAAATCCCGTCTATGATCATGGAGCCGTGGAAGTATGCTGCGGAGCTTTCTGATGTTATCGGCCGGGACGCTCCGCCTGAAGGTCGCGGGGAGCCTGAGCCTGCCATCGAGGAGGCCCCTCCGGGTGAGAATATGCCGGTGCCCAATATGCAGGTGCCGCAAGATCCCCAGCAGGCCATGGCCAACGTACTCAAGCGGGCTGACAAGGACCACCTTCAAGAGCACGGCGACCACTTTGACAACGATTTGGGCGTATCGCCCGCTGACGAGATCCAAGTCGAAGATTCGTCTGAGGAGCAAGACAGCAGCCACACTTGGGCTGATGAAGATGGCGATCCACTGAAGACCGGTCAGGAATATGAGATGTTTAGCGCGAACTATGACATTCCTGACATGATCCGCGTTGAGGCGGTCAAGCCGGATTCAATCGAATACACCCTCACTGGCGAATATGGTCTTGAGCACAGGACCGAAATTTCTCATGAGGAAGCTCTATTGGAACAACTAAGCTTCGTTCCCGTAAATCAAAACCATCCGGATGATGTTGAATCTGGAAGTAATGACCCGGGACTAGAAGAAAACATGGACGATATTGGTAGGCCCACTGTTGGTGTAGATCAGACCGATCTTTCCCGCCCACATTCTGTAATGGGGTCCTCTAAGCTGTCTCGCGACTGGCTTAAGGAGAGTGGTGCCAAATTTACCCCCATGGAACAACGAAATTTCATCGAGGAAGCGGGCGTTGCTCGTAACGCCGACAAGCTCGATCTATCTGGGACGCATTACGAGGCCCGTGTCGAGGTAGACGACGACTTCTTTCTCTTTGGACTGTAACGCGACAGGAGATTAAAAAATGAAGGTAACACGACGCACTGTCAAGAGTCGCCCCGGCATGACGCAGGAGCAGGCTCTTGAATCACTACAAGATCACTCGATGTTTAAGTCTGGTTCCAAAATTGCTTCGATTCGTAAGCGCGGCAAGGTCTGGGTGGCCGACATCCTAGAGCCGAAGACGGCTGTATTCCCGCCCTCTGATGATGAAGAGACGGACTTCCCCAAAGGCGAGGTAGAAGACTCCGAGGGTGACGACGAGCTTCTTGAAAACGAGTTCCCTGAGGACGAATCTGAGGACAAGGAAGAAAGCGGTGAGGATAATCCGGACGAAGAGCTGAACGAGATCGACGACCTCACTGACGACGAGGGCAGCAAGGAAGACAAGATCCTGATGCTACTTGAGCAGGTTCTGGATGCGGTTAAGCCTCACCCGGACCTTGAGGATAAGCACCATGGGCTTGATTCAGATATGGGCATGGGTCCAGAGATGGACCTTGGGGAGCCAAAAGCCTTTTCGGCTCCTCCAAAGGCTCCGGCAGGTAAGCCGGGTCCGGGAGCCACCCCGATTGGGGTTCCGGCTTTCTCTAGCAGGCGAACGGCTACATTTGTAGCATCGCGCCCAGCTAATGTCACGATCAAGCAGGCGAAGGCCGAGCTTGACGCTGAGTTCGGACCGCAGGGATACGAGGTCAAGAAGATCAAGCGCCAAGGCAGTGTACTGAAGGCGCTTGTAAGCAGGCGATGACAAAGCAGAAGGAAGATCTGCTTATCGTTGAGTTCAACACGCTTCGAGGACGGATCCTAGGACTCATTGAGTCTTGGGGTCTGCCCGAGAGGCAGGAACAGGGCGCTAAAGCGACGTTTAAGTCGTTAACTTATGACGCCCAAGCCCGGTTGTCAGACCTTATACAAGATCAACAGCCCGCCGGTAAAGAGTAATGGCTTTCACTAAATACGCAGCGCTTGAGTCAACTCAGGTTTTAGACCTTAAGGGTTCTAAGAATCGTTCTAAGACGGCTTCGCTTTCTAAGATCGCCGAATTTGAGGATTACCGAACTGATGATGGTTATCTGTATGCTCGTATCCGCGCCATTTCTTCCCGCGTCAATAAGAACCATGATGGTTGGCCTTCTGTAGAGCTGGCTGGCGGACCGGACGTTTTTGATCGTCATACGGCTAGCGAGGGATTCACCGTAGAGGCTGACTCCAATGCCGAGTTTGGCTATAGCACCTTCCTCGGTAAGCCAATCTTTGTCGATCATCATAATTCTAACCCTGAGCGTGCCCGTGGCGTGATTGTAGATGCGAAGCTCCATGTCGACGATCACAAGACCGCTTCGCTTGATCCGTACTACTCGTCTGATGGAGTAGATAGAGACCACCTGCCCGGTACATGGGTAGAGCTTTTGCTAGAGGTCGACGCTAAGAGCTTTCCCCGGCTTGCTAAGGCTATTGTCGAGGGGAGTAAGAGCGCCGACACGGGCATTGATGGATTTTCGATGGGCGCCGATGTTCAGCGCAGCGAATGCAACATCTGCAAGAACAGCGCGACCTCTCCCGATGAGTACTGCAATCACATTAAGATGAAGGGCGCTCATTTCGATTACGTCAACCCTAAGACCGGGAAGAAAGAATCACGCAAGAGTTACGAAAATTGTTTTGGGGTCCAGTTTTTTGAGATATCAGCCGTTTTTGATCCTGCCGATGAAACCGCTTTGCTTAAGGAAGTGCGCACGTCGTCGGTAAAAACTTCCGAAAACGAAATCCCTCAGGCAGAGATGGTTAAAGCCCCGAGCGAAGTAGATACTTTGCGCGAAGAGGTAATCTGCCCAGTCTGCGGGTCCACCATGGATGATGAGGAGTGCGACGTGTGCGGCTACATGCGTCCTCCGGAGGGACTAGATAATCCCGATCTGACCAAGGCAAAGGGCGGCGAAGAAGGCCAAGAGGCTTTCGAAGATGACGAAGCCCCTACTAATAATGTGCAAACCTTCGCTCACGTAAACAACGACATGGCATGGATTACATCTATTCCTTCTCGTATCGCTGCTGAGGAGACGGAAGTTGTTCCAAACAACGCTCCGGCTACCGAAGAGCCTAAAGAAGAGATTTTAGAAGATCAGGACAAGCCTGTCACTACGTCTGTCAGAACCGCTGAAGATTTCATTGCGGCTGCTGGCTCGATAAGGAGAAATAACATGGACCACACTGCTGATGCAGCTAGTGGAGCACCAGCAGTCGCTACGCCTGACAGAAATGTTGATGTTGATGGTGTTGGCGGCGCTTTGGATGCATCCAATGAAGAAGCGTCAAAGGCCGATGCTCAGACCAGCGTTGAAGGCGCTGGCGGAGTTGAGGGTGTCGGGGACGGCGATGTTTCTTCTGATACGGTCAGTACTGGAGATGAGCACTCGAAGAATATCGAGGCCATCCCTACGCAGACCTACACTGACGGCTCTTCTGCCGTCGAGAAGCAGGCGGACCCTGTTTCCGGCCAGCCCTTCCCCGCTAGCGAGGACGGCGTCAAGTCAAGCGCTTGGAGCATTGAAGCAAGCGATGACGTTGCCTTCCCCAGCGAAGATGGCGGCCTAGGCGGCGGAGTTGCCGTTCAAGGAGTCACCCCTGCTGACCCGATAGGAACCCCTGACGAGCGTGTTGATGTGCTTGATCACGTCACCTCGCCCGCCAACAGTTCGGGTCCGACTAACACATGGAGCGGCACTGAAGGTAATGGTGTCACCATGCAGCAGTCTCCTGTCACCAACGAGTCCCTAGAGGGCGAAGATGGTGTCAAGAGTTCGCACATTTTCATGGCGTTTAAACTTGCCGACCTTGAAGTTGATCTTGGTCTGCTCGATAGCGCCCGGAAGTATGAGCGAGTAGCTGAGCTGGAGAAGGAGACGACCGTAGTGGTCGCAGCCTCTCTTGGTTATGCACAGCGCGTAAAGACCGCCGGTCTACGCAAGAGTCGGAAAGTCGCTAGTCGGCTCCCGGCCCTAGGTCGTAGCGCGTCGGTTCAGCAGGAAGAGCCGGTAAGTGAAGAAGTTCCGGAATTTCTCTTCGGAGCGTAATTCACTTATTTTTGACATTTCGCCGTTATGAGAATCTATGACGGCGTAGCGTCAGAACTAGGCGTGAAACCCACACCAAGGAAAAGGATACCATGCTCAGACTAAAAAATCTAAGCAATAAGTATCAAAAGCGCCTCATCCGGCCCCTGTACGCACAAACTCAGGCCACGCCGTATGCTGCGACTCTTGATGCGCAGACCCTAACGGGTCCTAATGCTGATACGGGACGTACTTCGTTCCGCAACGCTGACGGTTCTCGTTATCTATCAAAGAGCGGCGATACAAGCCCGCTTAATACACGCACTGCTGATGCGTTCATCACTAAGACTAGCCTTGCCGCTGCACTTGTTGTTGTCCGCACTGTCGGCGATACGGTGGCCATTGCTACCGGGATCAACGATGGTACAGTGGAGCGTCCGTTCGGCCTTCTGGCCAATTTCGTCGGGGGAGACCTTGACGACATCGGTGATGAGGAGAACGTCGGTGTCTGGCGCGGTCCGGATGCAGTTTTCGAACTGCTGGCCCCCGCCTTTAATGACGCCGGTCTCGCTGCTGCCGCGACCGCGACTCCTGCCACAACGGGTAACTACGTCAGGCTTTATGCTGGCGAAGATGGCCGCCTGTGTGCTGGTTCGCAGCTTGATGGAGGTTCGGCTGACGCCGACACTCCGTTTGTCGCGTATCTCATCGAGCGTGTTAGCGCAAGCCGCATCGTAATCGACCTAGCGGTATAGAAAGGAATGATTTAGATGTCACTTGAACTAACTGCACGCACAGCCATTTCCTCGGCTGACTATGAGGAGAAAATCAAGGACCTTCCGAAGCTGACGAAGCAAGCGAAGGCTAAGAGGCTAGAGGCCATCCTTGCCGATAAGCAGAGCGCCATGAGGCGTATCGGCCAAGGTATGATTGGTCCTATCCAGATCCGTCTACGCTACGAGGGAATCGTACGTAACGTTCTTGTCGAGGATACGCTTGAGCGAGGCCCGCTCATGCCGTATGATATCCTTGACGACCTAGGACGTGCGTATATCCTTAACAGCACGGACTCTGAAGTCAAGATCACCCCATTCGAGGGCAAGCAGGCGTTCCCGCAGCTTTTCAGGATCGCTTCTTTCCCCCGGATTCGCAAGGAGGACCTGTACTACCTCCGTGTCAATGCCGTTGAGTATGCTCAGGACGAGACTCGTCAGGCCATCCAGAAGCAGGAAGACGCACGTCTTGTCCTTCTTCTAGAGGCTGCGATTCAGGATCTGGGCGGCGCTCGCGACGGCGGCACAGTCGGCACTGCGCCGACTGGTGGTAAGCTCGGTAGAACCGGCAACGTTGTTGTCGGTTCGGGTTCGAACGGGTACGAGCAGACTGTCCTTGTCGGTTCTGGCAGCGCGCTAGAGCCGCAGGACTTCTACACTGCCGTATCGCAGATCGAGGTCAACCAGCTAGAGGCGAATCGTGTGCTCATCCATCCGGCTGATGCTCGCGATCTCTACAGTTGGGACATCAACGTCACTGGTATGGCGTTCAAGGATGAGGTTTTCAATGGCCAGAAGATCACCCAGTTCGGTGAGTTCCAGCTACAGAAGTCCATCATTGTCCCGCAGGGCGAGGTGTTCCTAACAGCCGAGCCTGACTTCGTTGGTGTCTTCCCCGTCATGTATTCACTTGACGTTGAAGAGAACCATCAGGTTGAGCAGTTCTACAAGGGTTGGGTTATGGACGAGCTGGTAGGTATGCTTATCCTTAACGGTCGCGGTCTCTCGCGTATCGTCAAGGCTAGCAGCACTGCTGCCCCGGACAAGCTCGACATCAGCGGTCTAGCGTAAGCAGATAGCTGAATAGGACGCATTCAAGGCCCCCGCGAAAGCGGGGGTCTTTTTGTTTCTAGGGCGAGCTAAACTAACGATATGGACACCATCGCGGCGACTCCTGCATCCGTGACGTTGTCCTCGTTGGTGATCCAGCCTAGGGCTTCCGCACTATCCCGTGCGCCCAAGTATCCGTGCAGGCACGGCTCTCCGTCTGGAGCCTCGCAGGAGCGCCCGCAGTCCGTTTCCCCGTAGAGGTGGCCACAGTCCGGGAGGCCTCCTCCGTTGTTGCCGCAGGACGCGGTGAGCAGCCATAGAGCTGCGCTATTTGACAACGCGCTCATAGCTGATCCTCAATGCTGTCAGCATTGATCTTGATTGTGTGGACTTTGTTGGTCTTGATGATCATGGTTCTCCTGTCGGTGTGAGTAAGGTTCAGTAAGAATCTCTGTTACTGAACTTTAGAGCGCAAGGTTCAGTAAGAAATTTACTTCGATCTTGCCGCTTTTGATGGTAGCCATGTTGCCTTCCGAAGTGGGGATGATGACAGTTTGGTTTTTGTAAACCCAGATCACGTCCAAGTAGCTACGCTCGTTTGTACCTTCCTTGGGGAGGAGTTCATTGAAAACCTGAACGACCTCATCGTCTTTGAGAGGGGCCGGATCAGGGGCGGCAATGATTCCGCCTTGGACAACCTTATGCAGCAGCAAGGCCACCCACCAGAAGAGGATCTTTTGATCGCGTGACCACGGCCGAGGGTCGGAGTCCACTAGGTCCCAGTAGTTATCACGCATTTGTAATCGGCAGGCATCGGGATTGCAGGCATCGGTTACAGATCGATGCGTCGGTCGGCTCGACGAAGTGATGGAGGTCAAGCCACTGATCGCAGACTGCGCGATAATGCTGCGGGCGTGTCGGGTCGGGCGTATTCGGGTAGGCGATGTGAACCTTCTTGCCTTGCCGTCCTGCCGTGCCGGTCTTGAACCCCTCTGGGATCGCGAGTTGC